ATGGGAATTCCTTACCAACATGAATAGTCTGTTATGTTCTCGCGCTTACCACACGTACACACCGCATAGAAGGCCGGGCCAATCCCATTCGGCGGTGCCTGCTCAATAGTTATGTGGTATTCTGGCTCGGGCAGAAACCTCCTGGCAAACCAGTTTCGGCGTTTATGTTCGTGCCGGAAATTGAAATCCTGATACAATAACAGTTCGTGGCTGGTTAGGGTCTGTTTCATCTGTTAAAACCTTCTTGGTGTTCTGCCGCAGAAAATGTGTCATGGTTCCGTCCGTGGGTCGGTCGTCGTTGATGCAGTTTTGGGCACGGGCATCCAACACAATCATGAGGCAGGCGGCAGCGTGAGCCAGATTCTCCAGGCCGGTTTCGCTGTCGAAGTCGGTGCCATCCCAATCCTCCATGATATGGCGCAGTGCCGCATTGATGTAGGTTGATTGTGTGACGCGTGAGTCGCGCCAATTGTAAGGCCCATACTTGGCGGCGCCAACCTCCATGACCTGCCCAACTTTGAACATGGCCACCGGCGGCACGTTTGTCAGGCTGGGCTTAGCTTGCCCGTGGATAGTCTTTGGGTTGTCATCGACGTAGCTCATGGCAGGAACACCCAAATGGCAATGATGATTGCCGCTAGGAAGCAGACAGCCCCGAAAAGAAGAGTGCCTCCGCAGATAACCTCAAGTTTCTCACGTTCTCGATAGCTAAAATTTTCTTCGTTTTCGGCACAAATGCCAGCCACCAAACTGACAAACCACGACACAAGCGCAAGGCTAATAAAGATTTTCATGACTTATTGTAACTCCCGTAGAATACAATCTATGATACTACGGATTATAGACACCATAGAAACTATAATTCCCCCCGTTATAATTTGTTGGAATATCCACGGCGTAGATGCCCAACTAGAAAAATTCAAGAGGGAAAAAAGAAAACACCCCGCTGTTATTGGAACTCCGTAGCGTAACCAGCCAATCCTGAGATCTGATAAAGTCATAGGCCGGTACTCCCAAGACCGTTGGTTCCACGCTCAGTAGCAGAAAAGTCGGAGACTTCCTCAACTTGGAATTGCGGGGTCGGCATGATCACTAGTTGGGCTACCCGCGAGCCGGGCTGGATTACGGTGGTGTCCCAGCTAGGCCACGCCGCATCGCCGGGCAGCATGCTCAGGATCACAATCAGTTCGCCCCGATAGTCTTCGTCGATGATGCCGGGTGAGTTCAGCACGAAAAGCTTTTGCCGCGAGGCAAGGCCACTGCGCGAACACACCAAGCCCACGTGGCCGGGCGGCAACTCAATGCCGATGCCAGTGTGTAGGATGTTAGTCAGGCGATCCTGACGGAAGATACCCATGTCCACCGTGTAGAGGTCGAGGCCGGCAGCCCCATCTGAACCTCGGGTGGGCATGATAGCACCTTCGCGGAGGCGCCGGAACTTTACGATAGGAGTTGACATTCTCTATAGACTCCAGCTTTGTGTTTGTCCAGATCATAAATGGATAGCGTGCGTTTGTGAGATCTGTTAGATGCTCGCTTGTATATTTGCATATAACAGATCTGCACGTCGGGGTGGATTGCTTGCACGACCGGCCCATAAAAATGTAACAGCTTTTCGCGGGCCTGATACTTATGCGTCAGCTTCACTTCTACGATGCACAAAAGATTTGGCCCGAGCCACAACAGCGCATCCGGCTGACAGACCCCCGACTTGTTGGCGGCCCGGTAGTAGAGCCAGGGCCCCGGCTTCATCTTGGGACAAGCCAACTTAAGCTTTCGCAAGACAGCCGCTTCGTAGCGAAGCCCCTCTTTTTGCGCAGCCGTCCGTTGCTGCTCCACAAAGGTTGGAGCGTAGCTGGCATACTGCGCACGAAGAGGGGGCTTGAGCATCAGAGACTTCGGGTTACAGAGATATCGAGTAGCTTGAGTGCAAGACAGAAATCAGCCAGCTTAATCGGAGATGTGGCCACCACAAATTTGCCCAGCTCTTCGGGCGATGAATCCTCTTCACGGATGGTTGCGCCCAACACAAAGTACTCAAGCTTGTCCTTGTTGGTTAGCAGGAATTCGGCGGCGGCCGAGATTGCCAAATACATTTGGGCTTTCTCGGGGCCCAGCTGCGACGCCTCGGAGGACGTATCTTCTTCTGTCGCCGTGAACTGCGGCACTACCGAAAGCTTGAACGGAACGACGTTGGAGTCGGCATCATCAATGGACGGCATATTTGGTCCCCGCATGCGCACAATTCTGATTGATGTTAGTTCGGATCACATAGATGTTGGTGTTGTTCGTTGGGTCTTTGGCTTTCTCCAGCCACACGTGAACCACAAAGCCACGCTTGAGCCACCACGAACGGATGTTCTGCATCAGCCGATAGTTGGCGGCCCGGTCTTCAAGATAATCATGAGTCATGCTACACCTTCGGCTTCCATTTCTTGAGCCCGTTCGGGTTGTCGTCCGAAACTTTGCCCCAATTCATACCTAATTCCATGTCGAATGGGATTACCACAGTGCGCACTTTACCATGAATGTCAGCAATATCAAAGGGAAATCTCATGTCCTCCAAAAGTTGGGGCACCAATTCTTCCACCAGATCGGTACGGATTTGGCCGATCACCGCATCGTGGCCGTTCATAAGAATCTGGACGGGCGCGCCCGGCTTTCCTTCGTATTTTTCCCACAGTCGGTGCAGCGCCAAATTCGTCAGCACACCTACTGCCGACTGCGGCCCAAACGCGATGGCCTCTCGCAGAGTGGCGTCATCCCACTTGCGCCCCCAGAACGTACGCCGAAACCCAAACACATTCTCTAGATACCCCTTCTCACGCAGTTGCTTGGCTACCCAAAGGTGCCACTCTGAGATGCCGGGAAACTTCTTGAAGTACTCAAACTGAAACCGCTCGGCGATTGCAGTCTCCACCTGCATATTTTTTGCAATAGTGTAAGGCTTCCCATAGTAGTTTGAGCCGTGCGCCCCCTTCTTAGTGAGGTCACGATAACTGTAGGTGCGGTAGTAGTTGCGCTCGGCCAGGGCGCGGATGGGTTCGAAGCCAAACACCATGGCAGCCACCATCGTATGTGAGTCGCCGCCCTCACAGGCCGCGATGTAGTTCTCATCACCAGAAGTGTAGGCAACGATGCGAGCCTCGGCACCCTGCTGGTCTGCCTGAAAGAACGTGTAGCCCGGGTCCGAAATGAAAGCCTTGCGGGCGGCGCCGGGAATGTTCTGCTGGTTGGAGCCGAGACGCAACGGATGCTCGCTGCTGGATAGCCGAAAGGTTTCTGTGCCCGCAATGTTGTAGCTGGTTACAAAGCGGCCGTCGGCTGTGAGTTTTTTGGATAGGAATTCGATTTGCTTTTCTAGGTCGCGGAGTCGCAAAATCAAATTCGCAAAGACAGCACCTCGCGGGTAGCTGCTGGCAATACGTTCTAGGATTTCTCGGTCGGTGCCAACCTTGACCTCGCCCTTTTTGGATTTGGTTTGTTCGGGGATACCGATGAACGAATAGAAAAGTTCCTTGAGTTGGATCGGTGAATTCACATTGATGACTGTGCCGAACAGGGATTCACAGATCGTGTCGAAAGTTGTTTGGACTTTCTGGAGGCGAGCCCGGAACGCCCGGATGCACAACTCTTTTTCTGTCGCGTCAATGAGAGTGCCGCGCCGCATCATGGTCAGGATGGGCCCCAACATCTTCTCGCTATACGCGAAGGTATGCTGTGCCCACGGCGGCAGCAGGCCGGCGTCAAAGATTTCCTTTAGCGCCATAGTCTGCATCGTGTCTAGCGAATTGTAAATAATGTCTCGATTGGCTGGCGTGGGCGTCAGATCAGTTAGAATTTTCAATTGCCACACTCCCTGTCAAAATCTGGTCTCGCATCCGAGACAGGCGTTGTGCTGTCAGCGGCGGACCCTCATAGGTCTTCACAAAGTTTCGTACCCGGATGGGGTCCACGTTGGCTGACATGCAGACTTCCTCGAAATCCTGAGCAGTCGTGCCGACCTCAGCCGTAAACCACGCGCGGGCCTGTCGCTTGAAGACGGCCGCATGTGGTGTCTTAGCATCGGTCGTGGCGTCAATCAATTGCTGAATGATGACGGAAGCCCACAGCCGGCGCATCACCCCAGCATCCTCGTCGGCATCCTTGGTCTCAATTTCGTCTGACATTAGATAGCCCCCGCCTTATTGTTGTCTTTCTTGGCCTGCGTCCGCAAATGCTTCCAGGCCCGGGTTGGCACATGCAACGATGCCAGGAAGCCTAGCGACTTCTCCCACTCAGGCTGGTAGGCATGATGCCGCAACATGGTGTCAAAGATGTGGCCGGCCGGCCTAATACCGTAGGCGTCTAGATAACTTAGGTCATAGACTGCGTTGTGGAACCCCCACGAGATTTCTTTTCGTTGAGCTAGCCAATGTAGCCACAACCAGATATCTAATTCGTCTTTCTCGTTCCACAAAGCCTCATGACTTTTGGTTTCGAGTTGCACATACAGACAATCTGTTGATGTGGCAGCCGCCGAGAACTCAGTGATGCGGCCCTGATAGTTAGTTTCAACGTCGAACACAATTTCATTTCTGATATGCTTGGTCGCATACCAGTACAGATCGGCTGTCGTCTCAGGAATGTAGATGGTCCGATCCTTGTCTGCGTACCGGGTCAATGCCTTTTGCATTGCGGATGCTACGACAGGACGCTCGGCCCAATTGAGCCGGCTATAAATGAAAGGCGCATAGGTCGGCACCACCTGCAAGCCGGCTACAAAGGGACTGTCAATGTGAGTGCCTCGGTAGGTATCGATCTTTGTTTCGCCTGTCAGGCAGAACATGGCGTGCTGGCCCATCGTCAACACGATATCATAACCAGCCAAGTCCTTGATTAGACTGGCTTTGTCCGTTTCATACGACGGTAGCAGGGCTGTGCCAACCTTGCCGCCCACAAAAGCGCGCGGCCATTTACCTGGATTTGTTTGTGACGCCACCAAAATTTTGTCTGGCTTGAAGCCGGCGAGTCGCATCAATTCGGCGGTGGCTTCGTCCTCCCACTTGGATAGGTAGCTACCTGCGGCGCGGTCTAGGCTGGGCCAATCCAACACAAGGGCTGTTTTTAGTTTTGGCATGGTGTCCCGACATAAAAATTGGGGGCCCCTTTCGAGGCCCCCGTTTTTGCTAGTTTACTGAAAGGTTAGGCCGCCATCTTGTTGGCCATATACCAGTCCTTGCTGTAGTAACGGCTGACCTCAAGCCACGGCGTAGTCAGAGTCTTGCCGTCCCGATCCTCCGTAATGTGCTTGACGATAACTACGACCTCGGCACCGGGCAGAATATCGAGCGCCTCCCGGAAAGTCTTGCCGACGGTGGCCATATCAATTCGCGACAGCCGCTCCATAGCATAGGGAACGGTGCGCTCCGTGATCCACTGAGTGTCCCGCAGACGGCACTTGGACAGCGTGACACCATCCATGTCGGCGGTCGGATCAAGGTTCTCCTGCATCGTGAAGGTCAGCTCAATGCCCTTCGTACCGCTGTTAGCCTTGACTTCCTTGGCCTGCGCCACCGTGCAAAGATACGGACCTTCCGGCGCCTGACGGAAAGACGGACGCTCGGACTCGGTAGCGGAGACAACGGTGTCAAAAAGATCGCTCATAGCTTGCTCATTTTCCTTGGTGTGTTTGTACTTGCTAGTTGCTTAGAGCCCTTAGGCCCTTCGACAAGTAGGAGTATATCCGGGGCGGCCCCACTTGTCAATCAGTTTGTGCCCCGAAATGCTTAGCCGCCTACTCCCGTCAGCCTGTTGAACATGCTAGCCACATCGAAGGGTTCGATGGCCTTGATCTTGTCGGGCGCCGAAGTCCGCAACCCAGCCTGGGAAGTGGCTGCCGTATTGAACTTGCGGTTGCCACCTCGGTCCACCTCAAGGTGCCAGATATCCGAGAAGTAGGTTGGCATCCGCTTAGACATCTTCTCGCCGATGGCAACAGGAATGTCGCGGGTCTTGCCAACAAAGTTACCCTTGTCGTCCTTCTCTCCGGTCTGCATCAGATGCGTCAGCATGAGTACCGAAGCACCCATCCGCTTGCCACACAGGAAGTCCAAGATGGCCCCGTAGTAATTGCCGGCCACATTGTAAAGCGACCGCCCATCACGCTTGGCCTCGGGGTCTTCGCGTGCTGCCATCAGCAGCAGTTCACCAAGGAAGGTGCCACTGTCAATGACCACAATATCCTTGGCGGTCAGGTCGGCAGCCGGGCCAAGATCATCACCGTCAGCCTTCCACCGCTCTAACATCTGAGTGAATACACGCAACTCGGCGACAGCCAACTTGTTCACATCGACCTTGCCGCCATCGAAGATGCTGGTGCCCGCCAACTTGGCCACCTCGTATGACTTGATGTAGATGTCGGCGTGGCCCGGCTTGAGATACGACCCAATGACCCGGGCATTCTGGTCGAAGTCGTGCAGTAGAATGCGGTAGCCGGCATTGGCAAGCTGAGCAATCATGCCAGTCTTACCACTGGCCGGTTCACCGTACACCAGAACGCGCGGGGGACTGTTAGCTTTTTCGTTGTACTTCATGCGA